GGTAACCAGCCCCGCCACGTAGGACGATTCTTCGTGCGTGAACGCGGCGGCACGAGGGTCGCCAGCGTCGCTCATCGCCTTGTATTCGGGCAACTGGGCCTTGATGCCATCGGAGTCGACGATGACGTCATCGCCCGGCTCCATGATCGTCGACTTGCCGGAGGCAGGACCACCACCGAGGATGGTCATCGTCGGGTTGTCGGAGGGGGAATGGCCCGCCAGGGTGTTAGCCACGATCTCATCGTGCAGAGCTGCCCGCTCCGCCGTCCACTCGCCGTTCACCTGGTGGGCCGACATCGAGTCGCCGCCGAGCTCAGCACCTGCACCCGCGCCCGTACCACCTCCGGGCATGAAGCGCCCGTTGCGGGGGTCGTGGCGGACGGGGAACCGCTCCCAAGCGAAGGTAGCCTCGCCACCGAGCACGAAGTCATGCACCTCGTTGCCGAAGGCGACGCGGACTCGATCGAACTCGATCGGACCGACTCGCTCAAGCGCCACTGGCATCTCCGCCACGAGCTCGCCGGGGTCGTCGTAGTCGAGGCACACATGCGGCACCCAGGGCTGGTGCTGCTCGACCATGGTCCAGTCGGGCCGCTCGCCGTCTACGTTGTCGGGAGCGTTGATGATCCCCTGCTGGACGTCATCGCGCAGGGGCCGCAGGTCGGGGCCGCCGACGCTGAGCACGAGGCTGGGGTCATCGCTGGTGGGGTTCCAGATCGATGCCCCGAACACTTGCGCCTCGATGGGGCCGGACCAGTTGGTAGCGACCCGGCTCTTGATCTCGGACAGGATGGCGGTCTGCAGCTCGTCGGGAATGTCGGCCGCGTCACCAAGGTAGAACAGGGTAGTATGGAGCTCGCCGACGGGCTCGCCGTCTTCGAGTGCCAGGGCCTCCGGATCGGTTGGGACCAGCGCCACCATCGCGCCGGTGTGCTCCTCACCGCCGCTGGCGAGGTCGAAGAACGAGTAGGCCACCTCCGACGGCGCGCACCAGCCACCAGCCGCAACCAGCATCGGCTCGACCACGAGATCACCCGGCATGGTAACGAAGCGCACGGTGTCGGTCATAAGCCCACCACCACCTCGTCATCGGTGATAGCTTTAACCTTAAAACCGGTGTTCCGAGGCAACAGGTACTCGTTGAGCCCACTTGGGACGGGGAGCGCTGAGAAGCCCTTCGGCAACTCCAACCGCATAACCTTACCGTTGCCCTCATCGGGAGTCAGCGCCTTAGCGAACCGCTCTGCTGCCGATCGGCTGGTGGTGGTAGACAGAAACGCTTGATCCCGAATCCGGTCTCCCACCTTGAGTTCATGCAAGTAGCTGCCGCTGATCCCCCGGTACACCGTCGCCGGAGCAGCCAGTCGATGCTTAGCGATCGCGTCGTCCAGTACCTCGACCGTAGTCTGGATGCCTGCCTGCGATCCAGCCCGAAGGCGGGGATTGATTAGACTGCTACCGTTTTCGGGATCACCCCAGTAAGTGTCGACTGCGGTGTTCTCTCGACGGGTTAATGCCTTGAGTGAATTGATACTGAGCTGCAGCGGATCATCGTCCGAGCACGCGCAGCTTGAACTCGCTGCTGCCACGAGCTGCTCGCCGGTCTCGGACTGCGCCCATCCAGGTACGCACATGCACAGTGCGGCCTCGTCGAACAGGGCAGTGCATCGACAGTTGATGGTCTCGCCGGGAGGTCCGAGCGGGTCGTGGGGGAACCGCAGCATAGCCCCACCCACCTTGAACATCTCGTCGATGCCAACTGACTGGTCATCCGCCTGCGCGTGCGTCAGCCGAGTACGCCCGTCCTCGGTGGCCAGCCACGACTTGGTCTCCGCACCCAGGGCCTTAGCCTCGAAGTACGCACCTGCGTTGACCGACCCGATGACCTCAGTCCGTGCGATCGTACGCGCCCGCGCCTCTACCACACCGATGGTGTCTCGCACCCGCTTCTGCAACTCGTCGATCGATTCGCCCTCGGTCAGGCCGAGAGTGAGCTGGTCCCGCACCGCTACCCATGCCTCGTCCGAGATCCGGGCCAAGCGGTTACCAGCTCCGGCCATCCAACCCACTGACTGGGTGTGGACGAACTCGGGGATCTCAGTCACGCCGGCCATCGACAGGCTGGTGTTCTGGGCACCGGCGGCGAAGGTGTCGAGCAGGAGGGGGATGAGCTGCTCTTCGATCTCGGCCGCCCACCCTGCGTTGATCGCCGCCAGGTCGTCGAACGACGCCACTGGCTCTCCGGGCTCCTCAGCCGCGGCGACCATCGCGCCGAAGTTCTTCGATACAGTCTTGAGTACCCGTCGCAGGGATCGCAGCGTGCGCGCCTCGAAGGCACGTTCGAGGATGAGGATGCCGCGGATATGCAGGGTCCTGGCCGCCTCCCGGTCCACCGTCTTGGGTGGGCGCAGGTCGAGCTCGGGTTCACCCCGAGCCACCAGCCCGATCTCGGGCAGCAGGGTGTCGGTCACGCTGCCCACAACTTGCCGGTGAGCTCCCGGACCAGGGCCTCGGTCGAGTGCTCCAACCCGTTGTTGAGCAGGCTGATGCAGTAGTCGTCGAGGCACCGCACGGTGAGGGTCGGTTCGAGCCCTAGAGCCGGCACTATCTCCTTGACATGGTCCCATGCGCCTTCGAGTAGGACCGACGCTTGGATAGTCTGGTGGCGTCGGATCCCGCCGATACAGACGTGAGTGTTCTCAGGAGTGCAGCCCTCGACTGCTTCCTTACCGACACCGGTTCGCACGACCCGGTTGTTGCGGATCCGATTGCCGGCCCGCTCCATCGCTCGGAACACGTAGGCATCGAGCGCTATGACGGCAGCGACCCTGAACGGCTCGTCGTCTTCGGTGTCGGGTACGCCCTGCTCCTCGGGAGCCTCCTCCTCGGTCTCTTCCTCGACGAACGGCTCGCCACCCGTCGGGGCGGGGCTGACAGCTGCCTGAGCCGCGGCATCGATCGCTGTCTGCATGGCTGGGGGAATCGGGATCCCGAGCCCCTGCAGACCAGCAGGGATCGTCGACTCATGCGCAAGCATCTGGATGTAAGCCCACCGCGCCAGCTCCTCATCGTCGGGCTTGTCGGACTCACTGAGTCCAGCCTCCCTACGAGCTGCGCTACCGCCGACCTCACCCTTACCGTAAAGGGTGATGGCATCGTCGGACCGGTCGGGCTTGGCGGTCAGCTCCGAGGTGTCGGCCCAGATGATCAGCCCCTCGGTGTCCTCACCCATCGCTTCGAGGGTGGGGATGAGGTAACCCCGAGTCAGGGCTGCAGTGATGATCTCAAGCAGCGGCTCGGCATGGATCTTGACCGCCGACTCCTCGATCTGCCACGACCCCCAATGGTTCACTTCGCCCATGCCGGTGAGGATCTCGGCGGGAACGTCGAGAGCGATAGCTGCCTGCTGCAACGCGGACTCCCGCATCGCCAGGATCTTATCTGACAGCTCGGTGGCGAAGCTGATGTGCCTCACCTTGTCGATGAGCTGATCAGGTACCTCGATCGGGATCGGAACGAGCTGCGAGGCTGTGCCAGGGTTGGCAACCGCCCGCATCATCACGTCCATCACCTCAGTGATGAATGGATGCCGTCCGTCCTTCGCACCTGGGGCGGTCGGGTACGACGCACCCTGGGGGAGCAGCAGGACACCCGCACCTGCCAACCTCGACAGCAGCACGGCATCGATATACTGCGCGATCCGCTTGAGCTCCCGTAGGGACGACAGCGCGGCTCGGGCTGGCGAGTCGGCTTCCCAGAAGATGCGCTCATGGGGCCGCCAGATCTTCACGATCAGGGTGTTATCGGGCAGCTGGACCCACCGCTTGTCGCCCTCCATCAGCTCATAGATGGCAGGGTTCAGCGCGGTCGCGGGGGACCGTTGGCGGAGCACGTCCTGGCTGTACACCCGCCAGGTGAGGACGTTGCTGCCCTCGTTGTCGACGTCGGTCTCGCTGTCGTCCTTCGTCCGACCGACCAGGTAGCACAAACCTGGGACCGTCAGCTCGATGGCGCTCGATCGCAGCATCTGCGACTGGCCGTCGGCGCCTCCTGCCAGCGCTGCCACCACGTCAGCCGCTGGGCCGCTGGTGATCGGTTCGGGCTCGTCGCCACCGTCGGGCAGCCGAGCCGCCTGTAGTCGCGCCTTCGAGATCAGGTTCGCCAGCCAGGTGGTGGCGTACCGGAGGGGGCCGGAGTCATCGTAGAAGCCCCATGCCTCATCCTGCCAGGACCGCTTGACCTGGCGAGGGTCGTCGGTGCGATCGCCGGCCAGGATCTGGGCAGCAGCAACCAGTTGACTGGGAAGTACCGCAGACTGTCCGCTCATTGGGTCTTGATCCTACGCTCAACCAGCGTCGTCAGCTTCGCGATCAGGTCGATAACCTGATGGAACGCTCCCGATACGGCGGCTGCCCCTAGCCACAGTAGCACGGGCCGCGGGGCCTCGGCAAGGATTGCAGTACCCGCGGTGACCGCGCCCGCGGTGTAGGCGGAGATACACCACGCACAGCTCACGAGGTAGGACTGCCAACTCCCCTCGCCCCATCTCTTGAACACAGCGACTCGGACCAGCTCCATCGGAGGGAACTCGCTTCGAGCCACAACGTAGGTGGCGTAGCAGGTAGCCAGGGCAACCAACCAGAAGATGGTCAAACTGGCCTCCCAGCTTGGATCATGCGCAGCATCTCTGCTTCCTGTTCCCGACCGTCCGTAGGCGGACGCGTAAGATCGTCTGCCGACAGAGGCAGACGGATTTCACACGTATCGCCCTCCCAGAATGCCATCAGCAGGGCATCCGATCGATCGGGACTCCGCTCTAGTCGCGCCTTGATCTTAGCCTTAGGCTCTACCTGGATCTTACCATAGCTGTCAACAATTAGGTATTCACCTTCGGTGAGCTCGGCGATCGCGTCGTCGTCGACCTCCCCCAGATCCCATTGCTTAAGCCTCGACAGCTCCCGGCCCGCCCAGTACAGCTCGGACCGCTTATTGTGGAACCGCTTGGGCTGCAAGGAGGTCTCCGAGGCATTGAAGCCCACCACCTCGGCCCCATGGGACGGGTCGCCGGGTGGGATCCGAAGGTTGTGCTTGCGGGATCGCTCCCGCAGGACACCACCAACTCCCCACCCGATCCCGATGATGTCGACGACTACTCGCTCGGTGCCCCACTCCTCAAGC